GAGCTTGGTAGCCATGGGCTACACAGGTTCTCGTCTGACTCTTAAGAATGGAGCCAAGTAATGAAGAAAAAGATGACTCCCAAGCAAAAGCGTTTGGCTGCTCTTGCTCCTCCTCGTAACAAAATCACCAAAGCCGACATCATTGTTGGTGCAAAAAAGAGAGGCGGTAAGAAGTAATGGCTTACGGCAAACCTAAGAAACCAGTTCCGGTTAAGAAACCCAAACCAAAAAAGGGGTATTGAGCATGATGCATCGTAAACGCAAAAAGAAAAAAGGGGCAATGCAAAAGTTCTTGGAAAAGAACCAAGTTTTCAAGAGCATGAAAAAACCAATGACAGCCCCTACTGCTTCAGGCGGTGGCTTGCTTCGCCAAAACTTGAAAATCGGACCAGCAGTTCTTAGTGAAGTGGCAAACCCCCAAGTCGGTGGAGCCATCCGAAATCAAGCGGGCACTGTCCCCCCACGCGGAAATCCTCTTGCACCTAGACCTGTTCCCGGTCTTCGGCGTGAAATGGAAAAAGTAAACCGCCGCGTTCGTCAGAGGTTTGGGGCTAAGTAATGTCTAGTCCAAAGCCCACCAACCCCGCCTTATGGTCACGGGCAAAAGCGTTGGCTCGCAAGAAGTTCAAGGTGTACCCGTCTGCCTACGCCAACGGCTGGGCGGCTAAGTGGTACAAGTCCAAAGGTGGTGGATGGCGTGGGGGTAAGAAATGAAGCATGCTAAACGCTCTGACATGAAAATCAAGGCTGACAAGAAAAAGTTCAAGCCACACATGATGTTCCCTAAGGGTGGTGGTAAACCTAAGTTTGCCAAGACCTACGAAGATCACATCCGACTTGGTAAGCAGGGGTACGGGCATACGAAGCCCAAGAAATGAGTTATCAAGGCGGTCTTCGGAAGTGGTTCAAAGAGGACTGGCGTGATGTCAAAACTGGGGAGAAGTGTGGTCGCAAGTCAGCCAAAGGTGGATCAAAGCGTCCCTACCCAGCATGTCGCCCAGCAGCCGTAGCAAAGCGACTTTCGATTAAAGAAAAGAGGGCCACTGCTCGTCGTAAGACTGGGAGTGGTCGTGTCAATTGGCAAATCACCGCATCCGGTAGAAGGAGAAAACGTGGCAATTAATTATCGTGGCGAAAGATTCTCCGGCTACAACAAGCCCAAGAGAACCCCCGGCAAATCCAAGAAGTTTGCTGTGCTGGCAAAGCAGGGAAGCAAGGTTCGCTTGATCCGATACGGTGATCCCAACATGAAGATTAAGAAGAACATTCCCGGTCGGCGTAAGAACTTCCGAGCAAGACATGGCTGCGACAGCCGACCACCAAGCAAACTGTCTGCTCGATACTGGTCATGCAAGAAGTGGTAAAATGTGGAATGCGCTATTTACTGCTTTGTTTCAGGTACTTCTTCCATTCGTACTTGCGGGCAAAACCGCCAAAAACGCCACTCGTCCTCCTGAGCATCACGCTTGGAAGCGTCGGATGTCAGAGTTCGAGCGTCGTATTCGTGGAAGAAAGTGATGGACTCGTGAGGCTCGGCCCCGATGTCCGTGGAAAAGTCTACTATTGGGATGGTGAGGGATGGTCCCTCTCGTCTTCTGTAGTCCGGTTACCAGAAGGTTGGTATGCCGGATCTTTGAATGGTTCCGACTCGCGGCCCGCTCCGGCGGATAACTGAAAACGAAGAACTGATCAACTGTTTTAGGGTTTATTGAAAAAGGAGTCACAATCGTGGCATATTCAATTTCTAGCCCCAACCGTTTTGGTACGAATGCTGCCAATACAGGTGCAGGGGTTGATGCACTTTTTCTCAAGGTTTTCAGCGGCGAAGTCCTGACCACCTTTGAGGAAACCAACTTGATGATGGGTCTGCACCGTGTGCGAACCATCGCCAGCGGTAAGACCGCCCAGTTCCCAGTGACTGGCGTTGCTTCCGCTAAGTACCACACCCCCGGTGAAAGCGTCTTGAATGACGATGACGGTGCAGGCAGTCAATACTTGTCTTCCATCAATCACAGTGAAATCACCATCTCCATTGACGGTGTTCTCACCTCGTCCGCATTTATTGCTGACATTGATGAAGCCAAGAACCACTACGATGTGCGTGGAATTTACTCCACCGAAATCGGACGGGCTTTGGCTTACCACGCGGACAGGGCTGTTCTCCGTACCGTCATTGCAGGGGCACGAAAAGTCAGAGATCGTTTCTCCAGTAGCGATCTCACTAGTGCTGCTGACATTGTTGCTAACAAGTATCTCGGTGGTGTGATCAATATTGATGGCTCTTCTGGTGTCGGCACGGAAATTAACTCCGAAGGTCAGTACGGCCAAAACACGGGTGCTACTGCAACTGTGGGTAGCCAACTTTACGAAGGCATCTTTAAGGCTGCAAACCTGATGGACACCAAGAACGTGTCTCGTGAAGGTCGCTTCTGCATTCTCAGCCCAGATAACTACTACAAGTTGCTGACTGAGAACAAGGATGCCATCAACCGCGACTTCAACCCAGAAGGCAACGGTTCGTTGTCCGGCGGTGAGTTGGTCGAGATTGCTGGTGTTCGCATCCTGAAGTCTACTCACTTGCCAACTGCTGACGAATCTTCGTCACAGGACACAAACTTGGGTGACAACTCCATCAACAACGATGTCTTCGGCGTGTCGCAGGGCGGCTACTCCGGCGTTGACTTCTCTAAGACCCAAGGTATTGTCTTCCAAACCGAAGGCGTGGGTACTGTGAAGTTGATGGACCTGTCTATGGAGTCTGAGTACTTCATGGAACGCATGGGTACGCTCATGCTTGCCAAGTACGCAATGGGTCACGGCGTTCTGCGTCCTGAATGTTGCTACGAGTTGGTTGACAGTGTTGCCTAATCGGTTACACTAAACTCGTCTGAGTTCTCCACTTGGGGCCACCCGTAGTTCTGCTATGGGTGGCCCTATTCTTATGCAAAAGGAGCATCAATGTCTGTTCAAATGACCACGGAACTTAATGCGGTAAACACCATGCTTAGTGCTATTGGTGAACCACCTGTAACTACGCTCGATGGGCAAACAAATGCTGATGCTGCTATTGCACAAAACATCCTATTAGAAATCAATCGTGAAGTACAAACAATGGGTTGGCACTTCAACACCCAACACGACGTTGAGTTTGTGCCAGATACCGACAAGCAAATTGTGCTTCCTACTAACGTGGTACGGATCGACATTGATCCTCGTGCCCGTAACACAGATTCAGACACAGTTCAATCTACAGTTGACAATCGAGACATCACTCAGCGTGGAACACGCTTGTTTAACCGATCAAAGAACACGTTTGAGTTTGAGAAGAAAGTAAAGGTAACAGTCATTTTCTTGTTGCTGTTTACCGAACTACCAGAAGCAGTACGTCGCTACATAACAATCAAGGCTGCTCGTGTGTTCCAAGACCGTATGGTTGGCTCACAAAAGCATCATGCGTTTAGCCGAGCCGACGAGATTCGTGCTTTGGCTTTGATGAAAGAGTTTGAGATGGATACATCAGACCACACCATCTTTGAAAACTACGACATCTTCCGAATCGTGGCACGAGGGGATGCACAACGGGGTCTGCTCTAATGCCACTGATCCTTACTTCTGTTCCCGATCTTACCGGCGGAGTGTCGCAACAACCTGTGTCACAACGTGGTGTCAATCAATGCGAAAACCAAGTAAACGCAATGCCATTGATGGTGGGTGGTCTAATCAAGCGACCTCCACTTAACCACGTTACCGAGATCAAAAACGGAACAAACAGTATTGACATCAACGCCAATGCTTTTACTCATTTTGTGCGTCGAGACAACGACGAAGAGTTTGTTATTATTGCAGACGGTAACGGTGGCCTAACAATCAACACGCTTGATGGCACATCGAGAACGGTGTACATCGACAATAACCTTGCTAGTGATGACTTTTACATTGGTAACGATCTTGATGCTCCCGGCAATGCAAACGACCTTGCAGATCCCGGTGCAGTTCTTCGTGCGTTTACGATTGGTGATGTGACATTCATTGTTAACACAGCGATTACCCCTGCGATGGCTGCTGATGTAGCACCTAACTCTCGTCTTCAAGCCAACGAAGAAAAAGAAGCATTGATTCGGCTTAACGCAGCCCCCGGACTGGACAGCACGTTTAGCATTACAGTCAAAGTGGGAAGTGCAAATGCTGAAACAGCAGCAGTTTTGTTTGAAGGTGGCTCCGATGGTGAGGTGGCTGATATCAGCACAGTTGCAGAAATCTTGGTAGATGGTGATGTCAGTGGACACACGGGTTACACTTATGTTGCAGGGAGTGTTGGTTCAGGACTTAGTGGAATTTCTGGCATTACTGCTCAACACGCCAACGGTGTCATTCACCTTGATGCGAACACTACCGACTTTACGGTAACCTGCTCAGACTCTTTTGGTGATGCAGCGTCCACGGTTATCCGAGAGGCCACGACGTTCTTTGGCAGCCTTCCTCCTACCGCACCGCACATGATGATTGTCAAGATTGAGGGCAACCCTGAATCACAAGTTGACGATTACTATGTGCAATTTTTTGGAGATGGTTTGTCCACCAGTTTGGCTAAAGACACCAATGGAGCCTTCACCAACCCTGACGTTGGAACGATGGTAAAAGGTAAGTGGGTAGAGTGCCCAAGGCCCGGAGTTGTATTTAAGTACGACTACAAAACAATGCCACACATTTTGGTGCGACAACCTAATGGTACGTTTGTATTTACTACAGCAGACGGTGTGCAACCTGTTGACCCCGCCGATATTCCCAACGCTACAGGAAGCATCAAAACCACTGTTGACTGGGCCACGTTCAAGTTTGCTGACCGCACGACTGGCGATGATCTTACAAACCCACTACCTTCGTTTATCGGTCAAGCCATCACAGACATTACGGTGTTTAAGAATCGACTTGTAGCAACAAGCGGAGAAAATGTAACGCTTTCCGAGATTGGTTTTTTCTTCAACTTCTTCCGAACCACCGTTACCCAACTACTGGACTCCAGCACCATTGATGTAGGGGTGGGTGGAACAGAGATTGCCAAACTAGATCGGGCTGTTCCATTTAGTGATCGTCTCATGCTCTTCTCGCAACGTGCCCAGTTCTCTTTGGCAGGGGAAACAGTGCTGACTCCACTTACTGTGTCGATTACTAATGTGACGGACTTTGATGCAGATACTACTTCAGCCCCCGTTCCGGCTGGTGCGTCTTTGTTCTTTGCATTTAAGCGTGGGTCGTTCTCTGGATACCGAGAGTACTTCAAGGCTGGCACAGCGGCAGACATCCAGTTTGATGCGTTAGACATCACAGAGCAAGTTCCTAAGTTTATCGAGGGGACAGTCAAGCGTGCTGTGACCTCTACTCATGAAAACCTACTTGTGATCCAAGCGGCTAGTGCAACCAAACTTTACGTTTACAAGTACAACAATACCAATAGAGGCAAAACACAGTCTGCTTGGTTTACTTTTGC